TGGTATTTGCATTGGTGTTAGTTGCAGTGCTCGTACTCGTGCTAGTGCTCGTATTGGTGTTGGTATTGGTATTTGCGTTGGTATTGGTGTTGGTGTTGGTATTGGTGTTGGTGTTATTTGTTGTGGTGGTATTTGTTGTTTCTAAACTCTCACAAAACTCCTCACCCTGCGTACAGTCGCCAGTCTGATCCGCCTGTACAGTATTACCAAGCGTTAATAATATTAAAGCTCCGAATATGGCTAATTTTTTCATGGTTCTCCATCAAGGTTTTTCCTTGTTTAAAAATTGATGTAATTAGTTATAAGAGAAACAAACAGATATGCCCACATCAAATACCATATTCCGAATAATCCTAACCTGATTGTTTGTTTCATATATACTATTTATAAAAAAAGGCGTGTCAAACACGCCCTTTTCTTGTATAAAGTCAATTTATTTTAAGGAATTATTCTCCTTGGTATAAAGTCCATACGCCATAAATTAATGCTGGCCATGCTAAAAACTTGACTATAGGAGTTGCAACTAATACCATTACACTTATTGCAATGATGGTAGCGCCATCCCATGATGTTCTTTCGGCCATTCTGGCCTTAATCCAATCGGTCATCTTTTTCATATTTCTTTCCTCTTTCTAGTTTGAAAAAATCCAATAACTAATTTGATAACAACTTGATATGGAATATACAACCAGCTGGAAAACTTATAATCTCTATTTTCCATATACTCTTTTGTACACCATTTCTTTTGAATGTTATCAATATATCTACCCTTATATCTAAGAACAGCGTGGCCGTTCCCTCTTACTTTACAATGACAAATTTTACTTTCTCTCGTAAGTAAACTGAGTAGAAATTTCTCCCACTTTCTATCCTTTAAATTGAATAGAAGGGTTAATGAATAATCTTCGCAATCTCCATTATATGGTTCATGGTTCATAACATACCAAGCATCGCGAGAACCATACTGATCTCTATCGTATTGATACTTGAACTTTTTATTAAATTCTTCTAAAAATTCCATTAGTCTTTTATTATAGTAAATTTAGTTGTAATTACATACTTTCTATTTGGATTAACCATGACATTCATTCTAGTCATTGTATCTTGATTTAATAAAACATCTGTAGACATATCACTTCTGTCATCTAATCCAAATTGAACATCTTCATAAACTGTTCCGGCAAAGTCAACATCTAATTCAATTATAGGTCTTTTTTCTTCTCCACCACCAGTACGCAGTTCACTATAATCAACAATTCTTTTAGATATTCTTTTTCCACGCAATTTAAAACTAATTTTCTTACCAGCTATTTTTACATCTTCAGCATGTAAAACTGCTCTTCCTGAATTCCCTGTATCAAATTTAGCAACTAATTCTCCAAAAGGTTTTACATTTACAACCTCAAAATAACCACATTGTGTCGGAACGGATATTCTATTATCTGGATCAGCATAATATTTAACAAGAGTTTTTACTATATTTTCCTTAGTAGCATCTTCAATACCTCTAGTGCCTGGCGAATGATTAACTTCAAGAATATAAGGTGGCTCTTTTTCTATATTCTCTGAAGGAATAAAATCTACTGCAGTCCATGAACCATCTATTGCTTTTGATGCTAACAAACTTTGTTCCATTTCTAATTCTGTTAATTTATATTCTTTAACTTTCGCACCTTGAGATACATTTGAACGAAAATCTCCTTCTATTACATCTCTCCGCATAGCACCTAAGATTTTTCCTTCGAGCACTATCACGCGCACATCATAAGGTGTTTTAATATATTCTTGAATCAATAAATCTGTATTTTTGTCTTGAGCATAAAGTAATTGAACTAAGGATTCTAATGAGCGTTCTGATTCAACAAACAAAACACCAACACCTTTTGATCCTTCCAATGTTTTCATTATGATTGGAAACTCACTATCTAATGTTGTTAATGCTTCTCCTACGCCATCTTTATTTGGTATAAGAACTGTATTAGGCTGTGTCAAACCAAAATCTTTTAATTTTAAATAAGTCCTATATTTGTCAGAAGCTAATTCTATAGTATTTCTAGAATTGACCATACATATCCCAATCTTTTCTAATTGAGAAATCATGTCTGACCAACTCTTTTTTATTGTAACTGATCTACGAACAAATGCTACTGTATTAAGAGAACTTATTTCAAATCCTTTTTTATCATCTACATTATGAATAAAGAATGCATTATCTTCATATCTAATGTAAGCAGTTGGATATGCTACATAAACTTCATGGCCAGAGGCCTTTGCTTCATCTACAAATCTTTGAGCCGTATGGAAAAGTCCACCTTTTGTGGGTTCACCAGAAATAACTAAAACACGATATTTTTCATCTTTAGCTTCTGTTATAAATGATTTAAATTTTTCCACTAGTCTTCTTTCTTCCCTATAACTTGATTAATATAATCATTATCAGTATATATTCTTGCATCTTGTCTATTTTCAAGTGCTTCTATTCTTTCCATCATCAAAGGATAATCTCTTTCAAACCTTGATTGTTTTTTCATCAAAGTAATATCATATTTTTTAGCTATGTATTCTAAAAACTGATCTATACGATTTTGAAAATATATTCCAACCTTCGTACTTGCATACCATTCATAAACTTGACTACTAAGGACAGTTGCAACAATACTTTTAATTAAAAACCAATACATAAGATGTATTTATGTATCTAATTCTTGCTGGGTTATAAAGCCTCTGCTATTTTCTAAATGTAAAATATAATCATTTATATTATGATCTGATACTAAATCAAATCTGCCTTTAAATATAGTCTTAATTAAACTCCAACCCTTGTCGCGAATTCTTTCAGAACTCCAACGACCAAGATTAGTCACCTCTCCTTTTGATGTAATATAATTACATTTTCCTGAATGTCTCCAACGAAAAAATGTTGGGACACAAGGAACAACATCATTATTATTAACGAATCTTTGATGATTCAAGTGCTTGTCGCACCATGCTCTAAATTTAGGACCGCCTGCCCTAGGTGAGCCATAAGTATACAATGTGTCTACATCATACCCACCTTTGAATTCTAATCTCTGTGCTAATATAGTGACCATTGCACCACCCAATGAATGACCGCAACACCAAATCTTTTTAGCTAGTCCTCTCCTTGCTAATATTGATTCAACGTCATCATAAATTTTATCTACTTCTTCTTTGAAACCTTGATGAATTTTATTCCCTGTAACTGAATCCGCCTGAAAGACTTGTAAATCAGCATAAATATCGTTCATATCACCAGGTTGAGTTCCTCTACATGCTATAATTAAATCTGTTTTGTTGTAAAAAACATATGCTTGTGCACCATCAATATTAACAAATTCGGTTTTAGGAAAACCTTCTACTTTTGCTGCTGTTCGTGCTTCGTCTGGATTTAAATATGCGTATTTAGAAAACTTCGCGAATACTAATCTTCGTTGTTTCTCGTGCTCAAATTCTATCATTTAGCGTTCCCAATGTTGTACTTAGCGACTAAATTCCACTCAGGTTTTTCCTTGTGTGGTAATACTTTAATCTGACTCATTGGGGCTAATGGTGTTGATGATTGTTCTTCATCTAATATTGAGAGTAAATCCCATTCTTCTAATAATCTAGCAATTGCGTTTCTTCTGGCTAAATCATTTTCTGTGATTGATGATTCTTTACCGTCTAACGCGAACAACTCCTTAAAATGAACCAGATAATACTTACCTCGTTTGTGTAGTATGTGACATGACTGATATAAAGTTTTGTCCTTTCGCGATGCCACACCAATTCTTGTTAATGTTTCTCTAATTTTTAGAAAATCGTCATTTTCCTTAAATGAAATTTCTAACATATCTTCTATGCCATAACTCATTTCACTCCACCTTTATTCATTTTTTTCCTGAGAATATTAATTTCCTGATCTGATAATATCGTTAAATATTCTTCTGCTTTTTCTCTAGATATTGAGTAATATTTCATAACGACTCTTAGATCATCAATTTGTGTAGGTTTGATCCATTTGGCAAACCTTTTTCTTTTTCTAATTGTATTTAGTAAATAGTGATATTGTAAACGATTCGAAACCTCAAATCTACGATTCATTTCATTAGCGTATAGAATACAATCTTGATAATATGCGAGTGCACGGTTGACAAGAAAGGGTTCATACTCTGACTCATTCAAGTCATGCATGATGTCTTTTTTAGTGTAAGTTATGGATTTAACAAAATCAAACGGATTCATCTTCTACCAACTTTTCAAAATCTTCTACATGGTCAGGCATTCGTAGAGGAACTTCCATGAACTCCCATGGAAATACAATCCATGAACCATCATGTTCGTTAGCGTAAGATACATTGAATTTATTTTCTTTTCCGAAAAGACAAAAGCCTTGAAGGTTATCTGCAGAGTAATGTGTTAGATATCGTATGACTCCTGCCATTGTTTTTCCAGTATCATAGATATCATCTACAATAAGCATTTTCTCTGGGTGTGGTCCTGCCTTAATCATATAAGGTTGATCATCTTTTCCGTCTCTTGTTTGAAATCCTACTATTGACATAGGTACTTCAAATACATTTGATATATGAACCGCCATGGGCAAGCTACCTCGATAGATACCAACTACATGATCAAATTCAAAATCTCTAATCTGATGTATATCAGCTTCGTAATCACTCCAAGTATAATATGTTTTATCGTCTTTAGTAAACATATACTATTACCCCAATAATAATAAGTATGAGCATTGGTCCGATAATTATTAAAAAATCTAATGGCTTCATACATCTAACCTCACCGGCCAATATTCAGGAACTTTTTCTGGTGCCCTTTGTCTTGGCAACCAATATTTTGTAAATTCTTCATAATTATTAATATTTGATAAACCTGTTTCATCATGTGGTTTAATAATTCTTCTATTTAATTCGTCCATGAAATGTTGTACAGTATTTGTAACCCAATACCAAACTAATAATCTATAAGCATCTTCTCCACCAGGTCTAATAAATTTTCTTTCTTTATCTTTATTATGAACTGACCATTTAGTAGATTCATCAATAATTTGTTCTATAGTTGTTATATTATACTCAGCAAACGCTTCTCTATGATCATTTAAAATATCTTCTATTACAGGTGCTAAATCATTTTGAACAATATCTTGTAATAGTTTCTTTGATCTAAATGGAGCTTCTAATGTAATTTGTTTATAATTCTTATCTCTATATCTTGAAAAAAACCAAGATGAAGCATGTGAACTAGAATCATAAGATAGGTTATCTATGAAATTAAAGTACTTAGGAGACACTATGAACGGCATGAGAGCATTTGGATTGCCTACGCCTAGTAAGTGTATGTTCTTTCTTAATGAATCTGGCACTTGATACTCTCTTGAAGCATATATCATTTCCATCCTATGAGCAAAGTGATTACCATTACATTGTGAACCAAGTGATATACCTGTGCACATTGTTTCTACTTCTTCATCATCTAATCCATCACAAATAACTTCAATGTATTTTCTCCACGAGTCAACATCTTGCCCTTGTGAAATTAACATGATTTTAGCTCTTGAGTTTTCTTTTTTAAATACTTCTATTTGTCTTTTGACATTATCTCTAGTCGCTATTGCTGTCTTTTCTAAATCTTCTCTAACAAATCTTCTACCAACAGTAGAAGCTTTCATAGAATTACCACCTGTGAGAGTTAAATCATACTCACAAGGTATTTCATCAAAAATCATAGCTACATCACAATACTTAGCTTGATGATGATAAATCTTATCTTTTACTGTATCAGTAATTCCACTTTTCATTCTAGCTAATTGTAATCCACCTGAATCAGCAAATATTCTGTGCCAGCTATGACTCATAGTTTCGTTCATAGTTACACCATGCGTTCTTTCAGTATGAGCATTAAAAAGTATAGACATATTCTGATTGTCATATTTCTCATTCATGTCTATAATCTTTTGATTCATATGATGAATATAAGGAGCCGCAACTTTGGGATTGTAATAAAGATCATCTATTCCCATAGTCAGTCCTGAGATTACATATTCAAATTTCATTGACCGACCACCGCTGTAATTAAATTCTTTAACAATAATAATAAACCAAAAGAGTTTAACATAATTAATGATCTATCTTCCCATATTGCTGCGACTACTAACCAACCAGCAACTCCAGTAATTGAGAAAATTAAATCATATAATTGTAATCCTTCTACCCCTCTCATTGACATTGCAACAAGAATAAAGACACTAGATACCCATTTAATATACCAATCTGGAGTATATTTAGGTGTGGCCGATTTAAACCATCTGTTGGAATTCTTTAATTCTTCTGGACTAGGATTTTGAGTCATTTTGTCGCTAACACCATAAATTCATTTCTAAGTTTTGAAATATCATAAAATCCACCGCCAAGTTTTGAAGTTGTCATACCAGAATTCTGGTCATGTATTCCTCTTGACTTAACGCATAAATGTTCTGCTTGCATTAAAACAGCAATGTCTGATGTTCCTAAAATATATTCTAAAGCATAGAATATCTGTTCATTTAATCTCTCTTGTACTTGTGGTCTTCTAGCAAAGAAGTTTACAATTCTATTCAATTTTGATAATCCAACTACTTTACCATTTGGAATATAACCTATTTGAGCTAGACCATGAAAATTTACAAAATGATGTTCACACATTGAATGAAATGTAATATCTTTTTGTAAAACCATTTGATTGTATCCCATTTTATTATCGAATCTTGTAACGGCAGGAAATCTTTCATAATCCATTCCTGCACAAAGTTCATCAACATACATTTTCCCGACTCTTGCCGCTGTATCTTTAATTGAATCATCTGTTGTATCAAGTCCAAGAACTTCAATAATCGTTCTCATATTAGCTCTAATTAAATCTATCTTTTCATCACGACCCAATTTGACCTCAACTATAGGTGTTTCTACACCTTTTTTAATAAGATATCTTTTAACTTGATATCCTAATTTTCTATCCGTTTTCATTATTCATCATACCCTAATTCTTCATTCTATCTAAATCAACATACCTTGGAGTTTTTTCCAATGCATAAATTATATCTGTATCTTCATCTCCTCTATAACCACCGTTATAGATTTGATACATGACTTCTTCTAACCAAGGAGCATCCCATGGAGCTTCTTTCCAATAAGTATCTCTATTATGTTCTACTAGATTATTCTCTAATGCTACCCATTTTCTAAAACAAGCTTTACATTGTCCACAATGTTGTTCTTCACCTTCATAGCAAGAATATGAATCTAACAAGTATTGTGGTAGATTACCCTTTTCTAAATATTCTTCAACTAAATCTGTTTTTGTTCTATCTTTGAAAGGAGAACTAACTGTAAATCTTCTTTCTTCTGTCCAATGTTGTTTCTGCCACATATGGTTCAATAATGTTTCCATATGATAATAAAATATTTCGTCTTTATCAAAAGACCTATCTCCATTTACAGAACCCAACCATATTGTTTCTCCATAATGAGAAGCCAACAATACTAAATGAGCATTTCTATTTGGAACAATTGCATCATCTCTTTCATATCTACCCAAATCTAATTCTCTATCAAGATAAATTAATTCTTCAAACTCGCTTATTAAATTAGGAAAAGTTTCTCGTTCACGATCATCATAAGTAGAATTCATACATACATTAAGTAAAATATCTGGTTTCAATAAAGCGTTAATCATTAAACTATCCATTCCACCACTAAACAAAAGAACTGATTTTCCTCTAACTTGTTCTTTACCCTTTGTAATCATTTCTGCCATGTTATCTTCCTATCTCATTTCCCCAAATATAACAATGAACTCTGGCAGCTACATTCCAACCTCTATCCATTGTTTCTTCTGCTATTCTTGCTACATGATCTTTATTCTGACTTTCTTCTGTAGCTCCTACTGGCATTATCCATATTGGATATACTACACCAGCGTCTCTAAACTGATTAACTGCATTTTCTATTTCACACCAACTTGTAAGACTTCCATTACAAACAAATTTTAATTGTCCTTGTGGGTCTTTAGAACCTTGATACTGTTTCGGTATTCCACAAGCATCTTGATATTCTTTTACAATGTCAGGACATATTCTATCTTTCTCTCCACTTGTACTCCATATCTTTGGACTTACTGAAAAGAAATATTCTGTTTCTTGACTGATACTGTCGTGCAAGATAGTTGTATATAGTTCATCTATAATTTTTCTTGTCCCATTAGTTTCAAAAGTAATATTTGTAATATTATTTTTCCATGTTGGTCCATAAAATCCATGTTCTGTTTTAAATAATTCTTTTATTTCTGTAATAACCTGAACAATATTCTTTTGTGCAGCTTTCATCATTGGCTCACCACCTGTAAAAGCTATATGAGTTTTATTATCATACATCAACTGATGTAATTCATTTGCGACTTCTTCTGGAGTTCCTTTTCTTTGAAGTTTAGCAAATCTTTTTGACCAAGAATAAGAACTATCGCATCCATAAGGAAATACAGGTAATTGTTCTGGCACTGTAATATCTTTTAGATCAATTTCTTGATAAGGTAATACATAAGTTGAAGGATCTGTTGGATCTTTTTGTCCAAATCCATTACAATTTAAATTACAACCAAACATTCTCAACCATACAGTTGGAACTCCTGTGTAAACACCTTCCCCTTGAATACTTCTAAATATTTCTGAATATAACATTATGCTGTCGCTATATCTCCTGATAAAATTTCTTTGTTAAGTTCAACTAAGGTTTCAAAATCAAGTCTATCGCGATTTTCAAATGGATAATATATAGCACTGTTCTTCTCTGCTTCTATATGTTCACTACTAATAATCCAACATCTACCTTGATATTTTTCTTGAAGAACTGAATCAACATATTCTCCAGTCCATTCAGCCAAACCTTCACTACTAATTAATGGAAATGTTTGTAATTTACAATGGCCATCTTTTGTTAATCTTTGAAAATCTGGAACTAAAGGATCATCAGATTGAAGAATTACTGTATGGTCAAACCATTCTTGTAATTGTCTTTTAACATCTTTCAGTCCACCAAAGTCAACTACAAATCCTTGTTTATCTAAATGTTTACACCCAAATACAAATTTGAATGATCTACAATATCCATGTAGTAAATAACAATCTGTATCTGATTTCCAATTACGATAAGCGCATGGACCTATCTCTTTAAAATATTTTGTTGATTGATAAATCATTTGATCTTACACTCCATCATTAATTCAGTTAAACATGCTACCATGTTCACTTCTTGGTCAGCAACAAACGCTGACTTATATGTATAATCACTTAAAATAATAATGGCCTGTGGAACACTAGTGTTCTCAAATTTTGTAAAAAAGCTATCATATATTTTTCTGTAAATTGTTTGTGGATCATTATGAATGTTCAATGCGACCCACTTTCTCATTTTAGAGAATTCTTTCTCTTTGATAAAGCTTAACAGTTCGTTTAAACTTTCATCATCTAAATTGGCGAGAATACCACTGTCTATCTTTCCCGAAGCTGAGTACTTCTGAATCTCGTTGAGCATTCTACGAAAGTCAGGAAAGAATTTATTGACTACTTCTACAACTACTTTCTCGTTATAATCTACCTTTTCATCAGTAAGTATCTGCAGTATTCTCTGAAAAATTCCTGTGGCTATCTGTGGTTTTTGACTAGCCTGTATTGTAAAATCTATAACACTACATCTTGAATGTAATGGTTGTATGATTCTGTTCTTGTAATTACAAGTAAAAATAAACCTACAATTCTTTGAGAATTCTTCTATGAATCCTCTAAGTGCAGGTTGTGTTGATTGTGGGTTAAGATAATCAGCTTCATCTAAGATAACAATCTTTGGGCCGCCATCTACCGTAAGCGACACAGTAGAAGCAAACTGTTTTATCTTAACCCTAAGTGTATCAATGTTTCGTTCTTCTGAACCATTGATAAGAACAAAGTCTGCCCCTAACTCATTGCATAATGCTTTAGCTACTGTTGTCTTACCGACACCAGAAGTTCCACATAACAATAAATTTGGGATTTCTTTGTTGGCTACAAAGTCTAGAAATATTTTCTTCGTTTCTTGCGGAAGAATACAATCATCAATATGCCTAGGCCGATATTTCTCAACCCATAAAAATTCTTCTCTCATGCTTTCTACTCATTGTAGTTAGAATCAGGTTCTAAAGCGATGAAGTATTCTACTGGATATTTCCTATTTGTAAAATGTGCAATACCCTTAGAAGATACAAACGCTGTATAATCTCCAGGAATTAGTTTGATGTTTTCCATTCTAAGAAACATTTCGTATGTAGAGCCATTACCTTGAGCTACTGTTTTACTAAAGATGTTAGAAGTTGCATTCTTCTTATCTAAAACAGTTAAAACAACTGTATTTCCGTCACTAGTCAATACCATGTCTGGCAATGATAATACAGATGATGCCTTGAGTAACGAGTCTAAAACACCTTCATCTAAATCAAAACTGATTTCAGGATCAGGCATGTTTATCTCTTTTTGTGGAGATATAACCATTTGTGGATCTGCATAATAATATGTTACATTATTATCTCCTTCTGCCACGATTACTTTCTCTGCATTGAACTCAAAAGTTGGAGTATCAAATAAAGATATAGCTCCTAGATATTCTGATAAATCATAAATTGAATGTTCTTTATCAAAAACTTCTGGAACTATTGCCTTTGCATAAATGTTTTTCATGGCTGATACTGTTTTAAGTTCGTTTCCGGCCTTAACAGTCAACCCTGAATTGATTGATGAAAAATTTCTTAGTATATCAAGAGTTTCATTACTAATGTTCATTGGTTTCACTTTCCTCATTATTTAAATTGTGCACATGAAGTGCGATGATGCCATAATGTAAAACTTTCAATAGATCGTTTTTATCATAGCCATTTTTCTTTCCGTATCTCTGTGCATATTTGAGAATGTTCCCTAGAGAAAATCCCATTCCATGTCCAGAATCTACGATAAATTCTGTTGCTTGAAATTTGTTTTTGTTGTAATGCTGATGATATGTTTCATCAATATACTTTTTTAGCTCTGCTAAAATTTCACCTTCACTAAACTTATAAATCAAACTCATACTATTATTATAACAGCAATTGCTGTATTGTCAAGTTGTTTATACCCCGAATGTTTTTTCTAAATTCGTTTTTTGATTATCTACAAAATGTTGTAATCTTGCACAAGCAATATCAAAATATTCTTCTTCTTTTTCAATTCCTATAAAATAAAATCCTTCTGCCAATGCAGCTACACCTGTTGAACCAGAACCCATAAATGGATCCAATACAATTCTATCTTTAGGTGTTACTAATCTACACAAATATTTCATTAATTCTACTGGCTTAACTGTTGGATGATGATTTTTAGATGGTGTAGTATCGTCTGTCCATTCACCTGCCTTATTCCATCTTTGTGGTGCACCATCTGGTAAATGATCTAAGCCTTCATTTCTTTCTGATCGTGAAGTTTTAGCGCAATAGAAATATCTAGCTGCTGATCCTTTATCACGATAGTCCGGTGTTTCCTTGCCATCTCTTTTGAGATTGCCTATTCTTGTGATTTTTGTAATTGGAAATCCTTCTGTAGCTTCTTCACTTCCGTCATGTATTATATTTGATGGAAATCTGCCGTCTGACTCTGAATCAGTTTCTACCCTAGATTCATCAATATTAATTCCACCTGTGCCATGCTTTAATACATTCTCTACTACTGTTCCCTTAAAAGGTTTCCTTGCCATAACGATTGGTTCGTGTGCAGGCTTGAGTGCTGTACCCCAACCTTTATATTCCTCTACTTTCTTACCTATGTTATGTGATTTAGGAAACCCACTTCCATATATCCACATAATCTGATCTCTTATATCAAATCCTGCATCTTCAATAGGAACAACCCCTCTATGATAAGTTCGCGATCCAAAAAATGAGAGTAAATGAGCTCCAGGTTTTAATGTATTATAAACTTGTTTCCATAATTCTTTACTTGGAACATCATAATCCCACTTCTTACCCATAAAAGATAATCCATAAGGCGGGTCTGTTACACAAGCATCTATACCAGTTAATTCTGATAAAACCTCTTCACAATCACCACAATATAAAATTGCGTTTCCTATAACTTTCTTTTTCACCTTACTATCGGCTCCAATTCATCTTGTAATTTTTCTGATTCAGATTTTCTATCATATTTTGTCTTATCTTTATGTGTGCGTGGCTTATGAAATTTATCCATATTCTTTTTTACTGGATTTCTTTTTTTCATTCTTGATACCTATGTATTTTTCCTCTTATCCATCGACCATGACAATTACACTCAAAAGGTTCTGCCATATCTACCTCAGTAGTTTCATAATCAAAAGTAATTTCTTCACCTATCTGTATATCTTTCTTTGCAACAACTAATGCTACTAAACTTGGTTGGGTTTGATTGAGTTGATTCTTGCCTATAAAATTGTTATGTATTCTGATTTCAGTATTTGGATTACAATGATGGTTTATATGACCACCTTCATAACTTTCAATATGTTTATCATCTTTTATTCGTATAGAAGTTCTAGTTGGATATGGAAGATAATTACCTTCTAAATATAATACTATTTCTTCTTTCCTATATTCCTTTTTAGTATAAAGGCCTCGGCCTTTATCACTATCTGTTTCCCTAATTGTAAATTCATTAATCAATCTGAGCCTGTTTCGTGGTGGAGAATAAGAGAGTCGAACTCTTAATTGCTCCGTGCAAGGGAGCCGTGATCCCATTTCACCAATTCCCCAATAATTTTAAAACTTCTTATAACATTGTTGACAAAATTGTGCCTTTGCTGGATAAACTCCATAATCTACTTTAGTAAAAGATGGTCTACCGGCCATACTTTCGGCCTCATACACCACTTCTATTGATGAAATTCTAATACCACATTTCCAGCATTTACCTGGACCAAACTTTTCTGTAAATTCAATTTCAGCCATCATTAATATTCGAATAATACATCCTAATTACAAACACTCTAATTAATGCTGCAATTGTTATACCTGCTGTTGTAAAGATAGAAGTCATCAAAACTGAAAATTCTAATATTTCAAGAGCAATATATAATAATCCTAAATTAAGTGGATAAGTAATTACAAATCCTGTAAAAACTGTTACAAGCGTTTCTTTAATGGCCTCTATCTTCTTCTGGTTCATAATATACCCATTCCATAATTTCTTCAAACATAAGTCTAAAATCTTCTAATTTCAAAAAACTCATGTCTTGTTTTATTTGATGCCGTCTATACACATCATATACATTTTCTAATTGTTCTTCTGTATATAAAATCATCTAAAATCTCTCAAAACCTGCCAGGGATGGAGTCCTGTCTATCCATAAAGAGTATAAATAAGTGAGCTCTTCGTATGTTGAACTCCTGTCCCGAGGCCGAGGTAGTTAACCCCCTTTTATTAAACTGTTTTCCTCATAATGAAGCCACTAAAAATTGCTGCACCACCTATGAACCCAATACCAATAATAATTGGTATGTCTAACATAGACCATACACCAAGATAAAACATAGATGCAGTGAGATATATTCCCACTGCGATAAAGATGTTTCCTAATATTTTCATGCGTAATACCCCATTGCAAATCCTAAAAATAAAATAAAAAATGTGTAAAAAAATAATTGATAATTATTCATAATTAATCCTCTCTAATTCCGTTTCCCCAATCAATCACAACTGGAAATCTTGGGATACCATCTGGTGTTTTCTCAAAATATCTACAAGTTACCCATGTAGGCTTATCTTCTTGTTCTAAGAGTGCTTTCAATGTTTCTTGATTGCCTCTTACACCACTTTTGAAGTTTCTTCCATCGCCAAGTTCTAGTTCAAAGTGTTTAGCATATCCTGCCCAATTACCTTGTCCTTCTAAAACATTGATAACATCAAATTCTTCTGTTATAAATTCTTTTCTCTTGAGAAGATTTTTACTTCTCTTATTTTCGTAAGGTGTATCATTACGAACCATCTGGCCTTCATAACCAGCTTCTGTATATTCTGAATACTTCTTATCAAGCTCTTCTTGAGTTTCACACAAAGTTGTTTCAACAAATCTTAATGAATCTTCATCAGGATTATCTTCACCTATAAAGAAATTTCTTACAGAAAATATCTCAGTCGGATCATTAGTATTGAAACTATCGTAAATATGATATTGAACTTTTTCAAAACACTCTTTTGCTTCTTCTGCTGTCGGTTTTACTTTCCTAACAAGACTTGTAATCTTGTTGAAGTCTGCTTTTAATTCGTGATTATAAAGTTCACCATCTAAAATTATATCTGGCTCTTCTTTAAAAAATTCTATGAGATCATGTTCAATGTGTCCACAAGTATTAATCGCTTTACCTGCTCTAGTGAACAATCCGTCTTTAGTTGCTATGCATCTAATGCCATCTAACTTCGGCTGACTCCACCCAAAGTCCTGTGGTCTTTTTGTATAATCGTGAGCTAGCATGGGTTTAAACTTATCGTAAGAGTCAACTTTTTCTATATCTTCAAAATATTCTTTTTCTTCTTTCTTTTCCCACTTAGCTATCGCTTCTTTCTCAGCTTGTTCAGAAGGCGTTGTTTCATTGACTTTTCCGATATTTTTACCTTCTGTAAGTTTCCATTCAGAAGATACCATTTTGCCACCTTGAATTCCAGCGACTGTTCTATAACCAGGAGCCATTACTCCCTGTCCTGTCCATTCAATATTATATTCTCTAATCTTACCATTAGAATCTCTTTTGTATAGTGTATTTAGTCTATTTATCATGCTATAGAAATTTCCCTCCCCTTCGTCAAGAATAGACTAAGAGAGGGAAACGCGAGGTAATTGTTAAAATGCTTTTTCATCTGTATCTGGTTTGTCAAAATCGTCAAATGCGATTGGGTCTAAATCTTCACTCTTTACTTCTGCTGCTTCCAATTCTTCTTCGATAGGCTCTGCATCTATTTTAGTGTAGAGATCCAAGAATGTCGCTTTTGTTTCAGTATCGAACCTTGAAACACAAAGTTCAATTGCTTTCATTTTGTCTTTGAACATTGAGAAAGCTTGTGAAATATGGACTAGGCGCCTTGTTGAAATTAGTTCATCAATTGCTCCTTCAAAGAAAGATTTTCTGATAACATCTGCCCAAGTTACTAGGCAATTGATGTAATCTTCCATTCCAGGAATTTCCAATCTTTCAAATTCTTTGAAAAGAATTTTTTTCTCAATTGCGTTAGATGGATATTCTTGCTCCATTGTTATGGAGAACCTTTCCAAGAAAGCTTCATTCAAAATGTTTGTTCCGATAAATCGGCCATCATCAGAGCCCTTTCCTTTTGTATTCGCTGTTGCGATTATTGTAAATCCTTTCGCTGGGGTGATATACTCGCCAGTCTTTTTGTTAAGATATCCACTACCTTCAAGAATGGACTGCAAACACATGATCTTGTTAGACGCTAAATCAATTTCGTCAATAAGAAGAACGGCGCCTTTTCTCATTGCTTTGAGAACTGGACCTTCCCTGAAAACGATATTGCCGTCAACCAAAGTGTTGGATCCAATCATATCATCTTCGTCAGTTTCGACTGTAACATTGACCCTGTAGCATTCTCTTTTGAGTCGCGCACAGACCTGTTCGACCATCATTGTTTTACCATTTCCTGATAAACCTGTGATAAAAACTGGGAAAAACAATCTTGAAACCAAGATTTTTTTCAGATCCCTGAAGTGTCCAAATGGGACATATTCTTTGACTGACTCAGGAATGACTATAACATCACTTTGTAGCACACCAACAGTCCCAACTGATGGATTGCCGACTGGAAGATCAATTACTTCCGCTGTTGCTACTCCTGCGAGCTCTAAAGAATAAGTGCCGTGTCCAACTCGATATTCTGGTTTTAGTAACCAAGATGGAGTTGGGCATCCTGTTTCTGATACGATTTTCCTGACCTGTGCAGTGGAGAATTCCACTTGGCCTGGAAAAACGATATTTGCTGCATCTATGAATTTCTCATGTTGTGCCGTAATTTTAATCATATTTTTTTCTCGCGTTTTTTCATTATGTATACATTATAACAAAAGTGTACCTGCGGTTTCAAGTTTTTCTTCATACCGCCATCTGCTCAACAAATTGGTTGAGAATTACCCTTTGTTTCATTTTATTATTTCCTGCCTTGATAAGAGCTCTTTTTAATTGACCCTTTTTGGCTCCAATATCTACATTAAGTTCATCAGCTTTGTAATCAATATTGATTTTCTTTTGATTGATAACGATGGACAAGTCATATGCTCCATCAGTAAATGATGTTGATAATTTGTTAAATTCTTTTCTTTTGTTTAATGAGTATTCATCATAACCCTTCATTTTAGCTCCACAGAAATTTTCTACATTACTGAAGAAAGCTGCGCCACCAGTTTTTGTTAAGTAAAACCCGATTGTTCTAACATTTGCTGTTTCTTTAAGCCATTCTAACATTTTTTTAGTTTTGCTATCATAATACCTGCCTTCTGAGGCTGTCAATGGAAAGACTTTATTAATCTTCCTGTCAACTAAATGAGCGTTGTAATCACTAAAACAATTATGACTTTCACCATCAGTCAGTGCTATGAAACTACAAATATCTAACCCGTAATTTCGTTTAAAATCTATTAAGTAATCTCTCATTACTACTATTGTTGCATCTAATGGAGTTCCACCCAAGTTTAGTTTAGTTGGTGCATACCAATCAGAATCATATGATTCAGATCCATCTTTTTCATAACGATAATAATAGTCAGTAGATGCTGCTAATTGGAACCAATTTTCCATATTTCGAGTAAACTCAGCATTTGACATTTTTTCATTGAAAATTTCAAGAAGTGCAAGATTGCCTAAGTCCCAATCTTCCATGCCGTCATTACATCCCTTTGCTTTACCATAAACTCTTTCGCTTTGCCAATCTTGATATGATGTCATTTTATCTTCACCATCAAATTTAGGCTTTGAATAATTATCACTAAAAGCAAACAATCTAAATGGAATTGACAAACGTCTGCAGAACATTGAAAGTAATGCTGCCTGTTCTACTGTTGGTTTTACTGAGCCGGACATTGATCCAGACCAGTCAATTACCATTACAACACCATGATTTTTACCATCTGGTGTTACTTGAACTCTGTTGAAAATATCATCTTTTAATCTATACAGATGCAAGCGATCCATATTCAGTTCACCTGTTTTAGCGCTATAACTTCTTTTATAGTCTGCTGCTGCTTTTTTCATTTCAAATTCTTTGACCATGTAGGCAATGATTTTTTTGTTGCTATCTACAAAGTTTTTCACATATGCTTCAATAGGTTTTCTATTTAATTCTTCTTGGTATTTATTTGGTTGAGGCTTATTGATTAATTCATCAATTTCTTTCCATTTGACTGTAAAATTACTGTATTTGATTTTGTTTGTTAATTCGTAGTGCTTAGGCTCTCTGGTTAAATAATCGGATTTAAATAAACGACCTTCGTTTTTTCTGAATGATTCATCAGTTTCAGATTTGTTTAATTCATCTGCTAACTGCTCTTCTGGAGATTTTCCACCTTTTGAACCAGGATTTGGCTCAGAAGCTTCTTTAGATTCTTCATCAGATTCTTCATCAGATTCTTTTTCAGCTGCTTTCTTATCAGCATCTTCTCCGAAAAGTTCTTCATCATCAACCGATCCACCAAAAGAATCAGTTTTACCAGAATAAATTTCTTTACCTTCCTGTTCAGCTGTATCTTCGCCTTCAACTTGAATTGTAATAGTCTCACCAGAAGTTTCGCCTTCATCTGAAGGATCAATTTCAAATTCTTCCATCAATGCTTCTAATTGTTCTTGAGTCATTGACTTCATTTCTTCATCAGTTCGTTCTTTTTGTCGATCAAAAAGCTCTATGGCCAATTCCATGACTTCATCAAAAGTTTTGAGATTTTTACACCTTACAATATAAGGACGCTCTTCATCTGAAAATTGAACTCGTGCTTGAGATCCGATTTTAAAATGAATATTGATTTTATCAATTAAGTTAAGTTTTGATAAATCCTTTCCTTTAATACTAAAGAAATCGTCAAATGCTAATTCTTCATAGCCTTTGTAAAAAGACCTGCGAAGTCCTGGATATTTGGTTTTGATTTTATCTTCAATGCGACAATCTTCAATCACATTTAAATAGCCTTTAAACATCATACCTTTTTCACAAACTGCATCATGCCAACCTTCAGCTGGAGTATTTCTAGCATGTCCAACTTCATGTCCCATAAAAAGATCATAGAGCTCAGAGCTCATATTATCTTTTAGGATTGGACAAACTAGTGTCCTTGATTTTACATCAAAATATGCTGTTGGAACTTTTTTATGAAGAACGGTGATGTTCTCAGTTGCCATAAGTTTGGCTAAAATGTCTTTATTTGATAATTCTAAATTTAACATGGGCCGTCTGGTCCTTCATCAAATCTTTTATTCGCTACCATATCTGCTAAATCATCATGTGTTATTACAACATTTTTTACAACAACTGCATCAGTATTGAAAACTGGTTTACCCGTAATGTCTACTTTAAGGTTCAATTCAACTGCTAATTCAGCAGACGATAATTCAAGTGCATCTTCAAAATGACGCTCTAAAATCTCTGTATTTCCTAAGTGGCTCATTATGTGCAAATCCTCATTATGTATATAGTATAACAAAATAGTACCCGCGGTTTCAAGCAAAATTTTTTTAAAGGAACTCAAACCAAGAAGTTAAAATGTACTTATCTGACTCAGATTTTCTCCCACAATGATAAAAAGGTAAACATGGTGGCCATATTGCCACTTTGCCTGTTTCAGGTTGTATTGCCGTACCACTCATTGAAAAAACTGTTTGGCCTCCTTTTTCAACATCATTCAGAAATACTATGACGGCAAGGTATATCTGGGTGTGATTTGGGCCAGACTCTATATGAACTGCAGGGTAGCCTTTATCTTCTGATGTATATTTTTGTATCTGTAAAGAACGAAATCCTGTCTGAAACATTTTTGTCATAGGTTCATCTGCGGGCATGTAATCGGTATGACAAAGAGTATGTAATTCTCTTTCATACTTTTCACCTAATGGATATATTAATTCATGTAATAACTGTTTATATGCCACGGCTTGTGGTCTTGGATCACCCATAAGTTGCATTTCTTGGGATTGTTTTCTATGATCATCTATTCTGAAGGTTATACTTTCTTCAAAAAATTCTATCAATTCTTTACAAAGAACTTTTGGAACAATGTCTTTGTATTCTTTTATTACTTCTGAAAGGTATGTGTCGTGTAATTTCATTATAATGCAAATTTAGTTTGATGTTGATATTTTTCTTTTCCACGAGCTCTAAACTTTTTTATCTTTCTTGCCTTTTCAAAGGCTCTTTGTCTAGACAACTCACCTAATCTGTCTACAAAAAGTATTCCGTCTAAATGATCTAATTCATGTTGAAATACTCTAGCCGTCATTCCACTTGCAAGTTGGCCTTCTTGTTTACCATCTTGATCTAAATATGATATCGCTACATGAGATGGTCTAACAACTCTTGCAAAAACATCTGGTAATGAAAGGCATCCTTCTTCCATTGTATTCATTTCTGGAGAAAAATCTTTTATCTCTGGATTGAAACAAACAATACTCTCTTTTTTAGTTTCACCTCTCATAGCAAAAACCCTATATGAATAGCCTAATTGATTAGCAGATATGCCTAGACCGGAATTTTTCCACATAGCGTCCACAAGTTCTCTTACGAACTCTTTAGTATCTTGCTCAGGGTTTTCGAATGACCAATCTTCGGTTACTTTTTCTCGTAACTTTTTCACTTCTTTAATTATCATAATATTATAATATATAAAATCCTATACAGTATCCCGTCAAAAACATAATTAAAGCCTCAATTGGATGCTCACGCGACCACTCCCATACTCTTTTGAAGTATGCTATCATTTTTAAAACTTCTCATTTTCACACCACTCTTGAAAAATTTTGAGCCTTCTCAAACTCAATTACATTATTAAACTTCTCATTCATGCTGTCGCCTTTATGACTTATAATAAAGGTGTTAGTATCATTTCCTAGAGTATTTAGTATCTTTAGAAATTCATCAGTTCCACCCTCATCAAGTGAACTGTCGAACACTTCATCAAGCACCAATAAATTTGTATTAACAGAATTTTTTAACTTAGCTATACTTCTCCATGTAAAGAGTAGCGCTAAGTCTATTCTCATTTTCTCGCCTTCGCTAAAAGATGAATAAGTAAATGTATCTCTATATCTAGATTTAATTTGTTCGTTGAATTCTTCATCAAGTTCAAACTGAACAAAAAACTCCATACTCGCTAAGTATTTATTAATTAATTTATTCATGATTGGCAAATACTGACGAATTATTTTAGTTTTTATACCAGAATCTCTCAAAAGTATCTCTGCTAGATCATAATAGTGCCTTTTATCTACTAATTCTTCTTCCATGCCTTCTAATTGTTTGTAAGCCTTTCTATACTTCTCTAATTTTTCTTTATCTTCTTCTGCATGTTCTTCAGCTTCTAATTCATTCAATTCTTTAGTTAATTGTGATCTATATCTTTGACCAGCAGTAATATGACTTTGTTCTTTTTGAATATCTGTTTGTATTCTAGTTATTTCTTTATTGATTTCAGCTATTTCTTCTAATCTTGTATTGATTTCTTGAATAGAAGAGCTTCTTTCTCTCAATTTTTCATCAAGTTCTTCAACAGTTTTATCAATTTCTTCGCAGATATGGGATTTGTGTCCTTCTTCAATATCTTGTTTACAAGTAGGACATTCATCATTTGTTTCATAAAACTTTTCTTCTTTCAATAGTTTTCTTCTATCTGATTCAAATTTCTTTTCTTCTACTAAAATAGATTGTAATTTTATTCTAACATCATCTTCATCTTCTTTGAAATTTTGTTGTTGTTCTACTCCTCTAGTTAAAAGATCAATACTACCTTCATAAATTGCTTCTTGTTCATCTGATTTTTCAATATTAGATTTTAACTTTGTTATCTGTTCATCACGATTTTCTTCTAATCGCTTCATGGTATCTTCTTGACTCTTAATCTTTTCCTCACCAATTTTGATATTAGTCTTTATTTCATTAAGCTCATGTCGTAATGTTGCATATCTCTGTTTAAGTATCTCGTTCATTACTGAAAAGATTTGTATATCAAGTATATCTTCAATAATTCTTCTTCTATCAATAGTAACCAATTGCATAAATGGTGTAAATGAAGAACTACCTAACACAACTACTTGAGTAAATGACTTATAAGTAAGTTTAAGTATCTGTTGTTCTAGTATAGCTTGATAATCTCTTACATTAGCATCTTGATGGATCAAACTACCATTAAGATATATTTCAAACTTATTCGGTTTAATAGCACGCATAACTCTATATTGTTTTCTTCCAATAGAAAATTCTACTTCAACTACTGTATGTTTCTTATTGATTGAATTGATTAAAGCCATCTTATTGACTTTCCTGAATGCTTTTCCAAACAAACCAAACGTCAAGGCATCAAGCACTGTTGACTTACCAGAGCCGTTAGCTCCTATTATAAGTGTTGTGGGTTTTCTATTAAGGTCTATTTCTGTGAAAGTGTCGCCTGTTGATAGAAAATTTCTATACCTTACCTTATGAAACTTTATCATACCCAAGTTTTCTAAGCTTTGTTTGAAACTCTATTGCGATTTCTAATCTTTCTGTTCTTTCAGTATTAGAAACACTTCTACCACTAATAAACATTTCTTTAATAGTGCATGTATCATCAGGAGTTACTAAAAATGTAACAGTATGTCCTTCACATTCGTATTGACCATTATATATTATGTTACTCATTTTATTGGAGTTACAGATCCTTTTGGTGGTGTTATTATTTTACTGAATATTTCTTGATACTGATTAAGTAATTTTTGTTCTGGATCAGCCATCCAAATTATTTGATCTGGATTAAGTGTTATGTTTCCTGCAGCAATTAAATCATACGGAAAAAGTTGAATATTAGGACCCTTCTCTGTTTGTTGAATATTAATGAACAAAGGGTTTTTTAATTCATAACTCACTTCATCTACTTCTGCCATTATTTGCTCAGCTGTTGCTAATTGTATTATTTTTATCATACTAAAATATCTAAACTCTCTGTGTATAATGATCTCATTAATGCATCAAGTTTTTTCTTATCTCCTTCTATATTTAAACTGTCAATATGTTTTGTTAAAATTGTTAAAGTATCTTCTGCTTCTGTCGCGAAATCATCTGCATCTAAAATGTCTAAATTGCTATGATCTTCTACAACTTTCAAATCAGCCGGACTAGATTGAATAATCTGGTCAACAAAAACATCAAACCAATATGGCTCATTTTTATTTGTAACAATTACCTTAACAAAAGTGTTTTTTAAATGATCGAACTCTTTCTTTTTGATTGTCATAAGAGTTTCATTTGTATCATCATAAAATATCTTATGAAACATCTTTAATGGATTATAAACAGCTTCTACTTCTCGCGTTTCCGTATCTAATATATGAAAATATTTTGCGTTGTCAAAATCGTTCCATGTGAATTCCATTTGTGAACCCAAAAATTGTATATTAGCCAATTCTGATTTAATATGAAAATGTCCTGAATAAACTTGTTCAAACCTTTTGAAAAACTTAGGAGATAAGCCTCCACCCTGATAATGACCAGGAGTTACCATAGCTCCTGTAATTTCTCCATGAATCATGGCTATATCAGCCTTACATATCCCTAAAAATTCTTCAACATCATCATAATTTTCTGAATTAATCCATGGGACTAAACAAATACTTAATCCATCATAATCCTTAACAATTGGATCTTTGAAAACATTAATGTTTTCAAAATCTAAGAGATAATCTGGACTGTTTAATTCATTAGTGTTCTTAAAATAGATGTCATGGTTTCCCACAATTAAGTCCATAGTCATATCTCTATCAATCATAGGTTTGACAAAATGTTCATAATTCTTGTGAAGTGAATAAAAATTGACATCTCTCCTACGATCAAAGTAATCGCCAAGATGTATTATTGTCTTAATGTCGTGTTTGTCTAAGTAAGGAAAAAAGATTTGTGAATAAAATCTTCCTTGATAATTTGCAAACATCTGATGATTATTTCTGACACCACAGTGCGTGTCATTCAATAGTGCAATTTTCATTATTTTTTCTTTTTTGAGCCGCGGGGCTTATAATTGATTGGGTTCATATTTTCTTGTAAAAAATCAATATACTGATTAGTCATACCAGGTTCAACTTCACCATCTATTGTAGAAAATGTTTCAAATAGATAACCAGCTTGTTCTATACTTCGTTGTTTAATCGCAGCTTGTTTCTTTTCTTTGTGTATTCTTCTTAAAAACGCAAAGTATATAATCTGAGTTACATATGCAAATGCATTTTGAGATTTCTCTGGATTAAAATTATTGATATACTGTAAAGTGTTCTCAATCCCATCGCAAATCATTTCATCTCTATAAGAATAATTTATAAAATTTGGTTTTGTAGATAATCTTGTGGCTATCTTATAGATACACTCACCAATGTATTCTGAAACTCTTGGTTTATCTTCATCTTTGGCGAGAGCTTCTTTACATGCTATATTATGAGCAGTAATCGCCGCGGTAAATTTTTTATTGTTCACATAATGAACAGATGCTTTAGTTTGTCTTTTTTGTCTAGCCATACTTATATTATACTTGCATTCGCTGTATTGTCAAGGTTTCATTAATATCATCTTTTTACTTGACCGATTAGCGTTCTGATGTTATAATAAATTGTGATGTCGGAAAAGAAAGAATACATATATTAATGAATAGTGTCATCTTTTCCAGGACCAGATTCATTGGCCAATAGTTTTTGTTCTTCTTCAATATTATCTAACATATCATCTATTTCATCTCGAAAATCTATATCACCTTCTTCGAATCTTCTTTTAATCATTCCTTCCATAAATTCTTGTTGTTCTTTCATAGCTTGTCTACCTGATTTAATATCAAATTTACTTTCGTCTTCTCTAATATTTAGCCAAGCACTACAAGCTTCATCATAAAAACTAATGAATTTTTTACTGATACTAGTTCTAAAAAGTACTGCATTCGTATCTACTGTAATACTGTCTTCTTTAGTAAAAGGAATATAAGGCCCCAAATGTAATAATACACCACCAGTTATTGCTGGTTGTAGTTGAATATTCATAGGAAAGTGAAGTTCTAGTTTACCTTCTGCGTCTCTTACCATAGCAAATATTTCTTTTCCATCTTTGAATTTTACAAATTGATATTTTGTCTGTTCGTCTATGTATGGCATTTGGGTATCCTTACTGAATGAATTTCGTAATTAAAATTCTCTTTACTATATGTATTTATTCTTTCTGAAAAGTGGTTAAGGGTATAATTTGTATTTTTTTTCCATGAGAGATCATCAGCTATATCATATAACACAACACTTTCTTTACCTTCTCCTATTCTTAAACCTCTACCTATTGATTGTAAGTTACGAATTCTACTTTTACTAGGAGATGCAAATACAATGTTATGTAATCTTTTAATGTTAATTCCCGTAGAAAAAGTTCCGAAGCTTGCTACTATCACTGCGTTTTGTTCTGTTTCTACAATCTCTCTAACTTTTTCTCTATCTAGGGCATCGGTTCCACCAAAGACAAAAAAGCTTTTTCTTTTTGATGTATCGTTAGCTATTACCTCTGATAATATTTTATATAAGCCTCGACCATGTTTCTCTACATACTGAAACAATACTAATGTATTACCATTTAATCCATTAACTAGATTTCTTATGAAACCATTTCGTTTTTCATTTCTAACGATCCAATCCATTTCTTCTTGATATGTCATTTTACATACTAATTTTCGTTCTTCATCTACATAAGATAAAACTAAACATTGTATATCTAAATTCGCTAATGTACCTTCGTCCATCAATTCTTTAGAAGTAGTAACAAAATAGGCAGGGCCAAACAATCCTTCTAATTGAAGTTTATGTGTTTGTGTGTCTTGTAATGTTCCTGTAGTTCCGAATTTGTATTTCACTTCCGTTAATGACTCCATAATTTTTGTGAGAGATTTGGCTTGAAATAAATGAGCCTCATCTCCAATGACCATACCAAATTGATTTCCAAATCCTTTCGGCATTCTCATCATTGATTGCCATGTTGTAACAACTATTGCTGCGTCTGAACCTTTATCACCACCATATATCTTGGCTACTTCACCTTTGAATCCATAGTCTTTAAAATCTTTCGCCATTTGTTCTACTAATGATGTAGTTGGAACAATGACTAACGCCTTCTTATTCTTTTTAAGAAAATTGTATCGTATAAGACTATATATAATTAATGATTTACCTGAAGCTGTAGGAGATACTAATATACACTTTTGATTATGGGCTGCGTAAGCAATTGCTTCTTTTTGATAATCTCTAAGTTCTAAAGGAATATCTTGAACTATTTCTTCATATCGTTCTATTGTAAAGACATCAGTTTCAGGGTCATATCCTTCTATCTCATAATCTCTTTCTTCACAAAACTCTTTGAGATATGTATATAAACCTAAATATAATTGATTTGTTTGAAGATGAAATAAACGAATGTATCCGTCCCAAAATTTCTTTCTGACAGCTGGAATGAAACTAGCACCAGGAACTTTGAACTTAAAGAATTCTGAAAGTTCTTTTCTAATCGAGTCTTCTGTGGAAATTGTTAAATAAACTTCGTCTTTTTTCGTGACTACGAGCCTGCCATGAATTTGCGCCATTCTATAATATTCTTTATTGTTTGATGTCTCCAAGTCAGCTGAGAAACTACATCTTGTAAATAATTAACTGTAACTTTACAGATTTCTAATTTTTCTAATGCTGTCTGTATATCTTCATCAGCCCCAAAGAATTTGTCATAATCTGATTTAAGTATTGTAAGGCCTTTAAATGGATCATAATCCCAATTTTTTTCTTGTATTTCATCTTGAGTTAGTTTTCCTGTATACCAAAGCCATTTATCTTTTTGTAAATCTTTTAATGCGTGTTCGTATTTAATTTGAATGAGTTTCTTACTTGCTAATAACTCAGCATATTTTGCGTGTAATTGTGGGACTTTAAGGGAAGAAACGTCTAATTCGATATCATCTATTTGACAATCTTTCTTCCATAATTCTTGAATTTCAGATAAAGTTTTATTCTTCATACTATATATTATAACAGCTTTTGCTGAAAAGTCAATTAGGTACTAGTTCTTATCTTAAATAGTGTGTATCTTAATGTTAAATCTGCTACTACATATTCAACTTCTGTAGAATCAGTAGCTAATGTAACAGCACCTAGAGATGTTGGAAAACAATCTTCAAACATAAATTCTAGATTTGGATTGTTAGCTGATGTATTGATTATTAAAGCGGCATCTGAATACATTTTCTTCATATCACCACTACGCGTATCGAATCCGAGCTCTGATTTTGTCACACCTGTTAAATCTACAAAATCTTCAGTATCTATACCAGGTCCTAAAGACATTATCCAATTAAATATTTCTTTATAATTTGTCATATCTTCATCTACAATAAATCGTACATTTAAGGGATCAAAAGTGATTTTATCACCAGGTACATAAGATGAAATTGCTAATTTTGTATCTAATGCCGCTTCACTAAAATTAATATTCGGCAAAGTTGCTCCGACACAAAAATATCTAGTTTTAGGTAATTTGTTTATTATTAAATCAAAATTAACTGGACTCAGATAATTTAGATTTGTAGGGAGTGTTGTCTGCCAATCAGCTGTTGCCATTTTTTATTCCATGTTCTCTACCAGGAAGATCATTCCATCTGTAGAATTTTTTAGTTGCAACAGACCAAAACCAACCAAGATATTCATGTTTCTCAGCCGGAATTTTTGATTCTACATAATCTTCTTTATTTTTCTTCATACTTACTATTTATAAAGGAGAGAGTATTGAACCCTCTCCCATATAATTTATTTCTCGTTTACAAAAGCATTAAGTTGTCTTGCGGTTTCAATAACTTCTTCTGCAGTAATTTCAATTACCGGTAAAGAAATTAAAGAAACTTCATCAGCTGCTTGATCTATAGCGAAATAAGCTGCATCAAGTTCTCGTTGTGCATTCATCTCTAATAGACCTTGTGCTTGTGAAAGTAAATCGGCTCTGATTTCGAACCCTGATTTGGTACCATAGCTTACCATGATAACCTCCTGTGTGTATGTGTATGAGTTGTCCTTTTGACTTCCCTAATCATATTTATAACAAAAAAAAGAGCCCCTTACGAGGCTCTTTTGAAACCAAAAATATGATTTAGAGTAAGTTAAGAACTTCGAAACTTCTGTAGTAACTGTTTGTTGAAGTTGCTGCCAACCCTGAGGCTGGAGTAGATCCTACAAATGGATTACTTACGATTCCGTAACGAGTTTTAAATCCAATCTTAGGTTGGAATGTGTTCTCACCTACCGCACGAACCATTTGCAGTGGAACGTATGGGCAATAGAATAGTCCAGCATCAAACGGATTTGATCCTCTATATCCAACTGTCACATAACCTTCACCTGCGCTCACGCCTGTAGGTCTTGTAGACGCACTAGCGTAATACGGGTCGATATACACTTTTAGGGATCCGTTAAGGACACCTGCAAATGTATTTCCAGTGTCATCAACTGATAAATTAGTTGACAATGCTGGAGCGTAGTCTAATACACCGGCCATTGCAAGTGCAGATGCTACATCAGACGAACAAAGAATAAAGTTTCCTTTACCCCTACGAGTTTGTCTTGCTATAACATTAGCATTTCTTTCAATGTGATACATTAAACCTTTAAATTTCTCAACTGACCAACGACCAGATGAATCAACATCTAGATCGAATTGACCGTTGACAGAAGTACCAGTTAAGTTACTTTCTGATGCAACACCTTCAATCTTGGCTTGATCATTAACATTTCTAACAACTTCTCTGTTGATTTCCGCTAGGATTTCACCAGAAAGAATGTTTGCTAGTTCTGTTTCTGCGTCAAGGCCATGAATTGCTTTAAGGTCTTGTGCGAGTTCTATAGTGTACTCAGCTTTTAGCGCTCTGCTCTTTGCGGTAACTGTAGCTTTTTCGATTGAGAATGACATTTCTGCGATAGACGCATCAATTTCAGCTGCTGCCGTAGTGTCGCCTGTACCTGTTGTGTAGCCTGTTTGGATAGCTGCGTTTGCAGAACTAGACGCAAATGGGTCTGTTCCTGCATGTGTACCTGCAGCAGAATAATCAGTATCAGCTTCATTAAATAAAGCCTCTGTTCGTCCTAGTGCTGACGTAGTATCTACATATCTTGCCTTCATTGCGAAGATAAGACCTGTAGGACCAGTCATTGGTTGTACACCACATATATCATATGCTACCAAGTTGGGCATTGCTCTACGAACTAGTGAAATTAGAATTGGATCCCAGTTTGCTGCTGTAGCGGTTGCGCCATTAGGTGCTCCTGCAACAGTACCAGTACCGGCTCCAAGTGCTTCTGTTAAAGCACCTCTATCTTCAGCCATTGCTCGTTCTTGGTTTTCAAGTATAACTGACGTTACAGCTCTTTTGTAGCTATCTTCGATCTTTGGAAGTTCGGGATGCTCTAGAACTGGTTGCCACTTTTCTTGAAGTGATTCTGACATAAACATTGTTTATATCCCCCTCATTAAGCTAAATTAATCATCTAATTTAGCGAATTTACTTATTGCGGCAGTATAACCAGCCATTCCTGGATTCGCATTTTGTACTTCATCAGTACTCAATGGATCAGTATCACTGGACGCCACAGTTGTATCGTCAGAGACAGCTTCAAACTTTCCAGTCTTGAAGTAGGCTTCTTTCAATGTAGAAACTTTCTCTTGGAATTTTTCTGCATCTTCGTAGTCTACATCTTCTGTAAGTTCTTTTAACCGCTCTTGCTCACTATCAGCAAGCTCTTGTGAAGCTTCACTAATAATTTTTTCACGCTTAAGCTCTTCGATATCTTGAGATAAAGAAATATTTTGTGCTACTTCTTCATTCAATTTATCTTCAGTATCGTCAAGTCTACCTGCTAGTTCTTCAACTACATCAAACTTGTCTTCTGGAACTTCAACGTAATGTTCCTCAAATAGTTTTTTCAAACCATTTATGAAATCTTCTGTGAGTTCGGATTTTAATCCTCGCTCGATAGCTAGCTCATTTTCTGTTACCCAGTTTTCTGCAACATAGTTAAGGTAATTATCAACTTTTTCAGTCAAATCTTCTTTGATTTCTTCAACAGCTGCATCAGTATCTTTTTGAGACTGAGCTTCTACTTCTGTAATCCTTTCCTTAACTTTTGTAGCAACTGCGGCTTCAAAAATTGTTTTAGCTTTTGTTTTGAATTCTTGAGATAAATCTTCGTCAGCAACGAGAGCTTCTATGTCATCAGTCATATCGACTTCATAAGATTCTTTCTTTACTTCTTCTTCTTCTTCCTCTTCGTCCTCTTCTTCTTGT